CGAAGGCCGGACAGGTTCTTGCCGAAGAGGTTGCCAATTATCACCGACGGGCTAGATAAGTTTTTGCTATATAAAACTGCGGTCAAATCCATTTGACAATATCTCGGAATTGTGGTATAATTATAGATGTCAACCAGCTACGCCTCTCACGGCTATTTTTATTCATTATGCCCCCTGCGGGAAGGCGGCTGGTTGACACAGACCGTGATTCCCAACGGGGGCTCCTTGTTTTAGAAAGGTACAGATGATGCCAAAGGTGACAGTGCATTGTGATTGGTGTGATGCTTTGCTGGAGAAAATGCCTAGCCGCGTGCGTAAACACAATTTCTGTAACCGTTCTTGTTGTTCTAATTGGCAAAGAGAACAATTTGCAGGCTCCAAAAGTGCTACCTGGAAGGGGGGCAAAGTTACTGTACATTGTGACTGGTGCGCAAAACCAATTGCAAGGCTACCTTCCGCCATCAATGAACACAACTTTTGCGACCCGCAGTGTCACGGTAGTTGGCGAAGTGCCAATATTCGTGGCGCACAGCACCCCAACTGGAAGGGTGGTCTACCAATTGTGCCTTGCGATTTTTGTGGCAAGCCTACCCAATTGCGTGCAGCCGCTGAAGAAGATTACTATGACACCCACTTTTGCAATCGCAAATGCCAAGGAGCGTGGATGTCATTGCACAAGTTTGGCTCCAATAACCCGCGTTGGCAAGGTGGCCCTACAATGGTTTGCTGTGATTGGTGTGGAGAGGAACTTGCACGGTATCGCCCTGAGAAAACCGAGCATCATTTTTGCAATATGGATTGCTTTGGTAAGTGGCACGCCACCCAGGTTGGAGAAGATAGTCCTAATTGGCAAGGAGGGCTTTCGTCTGCACCCTACCACCCCAATTTCAACGATGTTTTTAAGGAGCAAGTCCGCCAACGCGACAATCATGCCTGCCAACTATGCGGCGAGTCGGGCGATCATGTTCACCATATCTATTATGATAAACTGAACGATTGTACCGATTCTAATCATTTCATCACCCTTTGTGTTTCTTGTCACGGTAAAACCAACGCCAAGCGTCCCTACTGGACAGAGTTGTTTGAAACCAAGATGGCCGAACTCTATGGGATCAACAGGTAGCGAGGGCGATATTCCAAAAATACCGTCAGGCCATCATCCAAGACGTTGTAATCTATGTCGGCCTTGAATAAATAGTCACGATAGTAGGTCGTAGTATTTGACCACGTTGTAGTATCGCTATCATACCAGGCTGCCCCTCCGTCGTCGTAGCCCCCAGAAAGATCACAGGCCCAGGCGATGTATTTAGCGGCGTCGAACGCCGCCTGATCTGATACGATGACGAGATGGTACTGGGTGCCGTCGCCAGCCAGCGTAGGAGCCGTCCCGAACACAAACGGCACCCATGACCAGCTTGTAGCTATTCCCGTCATCGCCACCGCCCCGCTAGAGCCATTTGCAATAGGTGTTTTGTCAGGCAATCCCGCTGCATCCCCGTGGATTTCCAGCGTAATATTATCTGTGGGCGAAGCGAATTTTTTCAGGTACAGCCATATCGTCTTAGGCGTACAAGTAGTCTCTGCCTTGATGCCTTGCCCCAACTCTGCAACTGCATTGCCTATCCATAAGCCCTTTGAGAAGTCACGGGAGTCTTCATTGTCAAAATCAAGAAACTTACGCCTATCCACATTGAACGCGAACCTTGCCCGCGTGTTGGGCTCCAGGTAGGGGTAGTGCCCAGCGTAGCGCATCCCCTCCAGCCCCCCAGCCATCGCCTGCGTAACCATCTGCCTATAGACAATCGGCTCGTCACCTATGGTCCCGACGCTGAAGCGGCTGATCATCCGATAGCCCGCGAAGTCCGCGATACCCATGCTGTCTACTGGCACCAACCAGATGTAATCAATGTCCAGCGAGCCAGACGCAGTAGCGGTGTACTTACTGAATCGTATCGCAAACCTATCAATATATTCGTCGCCGGGCACACCAATGGGAGGGATGTCCACTTTGCCCAGATTCACCATGCCCCACTCGTTCATGCTAAGGTCTGTAGTGATTTCCATATCTTCCGAGGCGGGCCACCAGGTGGGTGTAAAGGGCCACATCTTTATGCTGAATTGGTGATCGCCGTTGACACGCACCCGCGCATAGACATAGTAGGTGCCTTCGTAGGTATCTTGAAGCTCTTTGGTGCCTCCCCACACCTGCTGTGCGCCGATCCAGAGATAGTCAGCGTCCTTCCAGCCAGTTGCCGCCGGCGTATAACGCCAGTGATAGCCGCCAGAGGCAGAGGCGTCGCTTTCCTTTGTTTCGTTGGCCAGGAGAGTTTCTATGTCCTCCATCTCCCAGAAGGGGTCAAACAGGTCGGCGTAATCACTCTGCTTGACAGCCCAGCGCAGCTTACGCCCCTTCAGTGCCGTCGCATGCTCCACCCGCAACATACATTGGGCGGGAACGTCACCTGGAATATCGCAAACGTCCCAATATGAAACATCCCCCGCGCCATCGTCGCTATGATTCACCAGCCCGCGATAGCCGCACCACCCATCAGGTGCAGTAGTGTGTTGCCCCACGTACACCCCATCCACGAAGGCATCTACGTTGGTAGTGTCGTACTGCCGAAACTCTATGAACACCGTGGCGTCGCCCGCCCCCGTGGTGAAGGTGACTGTACCGCGATTCCACCCACTAGCGGAAACCGTAGTTTCGGCAATCAATGCCGCACTCACATCCCCCTGAACGCGGATCTCTAGCGTCCCCTCGCGCACAAACGTCCAGAACGAGGCCGCATAGTCGGTGCTGGCACTGATTGCGATAGTATTAGATTGCACCCCATCGTCTTCCGCCGCCCCTACCAGGTGGGCGCTACGGATGCCGTACTTGCGATAGGCGGTAGAGCGGGTAACAGTAGCCGTTGCCCCCTCAGCCCAGTAGTCGGGCACGCCGTCCCCATTTGTATCTTGTTGAAAGCTCGCGTTCTTGACCAGGTTCTGAAGCTGCACCTCAGCCCCCCGCGCGAAGGGCTTGGCCGTCATGGTGATCACTGCGTTACTGACCAGGTGGTCGGCCCACATCCCGTCAGGACTCGCAGGTATGTCAACGGTGGCGGGGCCGAGGATGTCGAAGGTGAGGTTGTCGGCGGTGGCTGTGACGCCCACGGGGCGGTAGACGAGCGTGTTCTCGCTCTTAACTGCTTCGGCGTAGAGATTTCTGATTGCGGTGCGAAGATCGGCGTGGCTGTCGGCTCGGATGAGCACGGTGAGCGACAGAACGCGATTATTATACTTGCTGGTGATATGACTGGATCCATCCCTAAAAATGTTATCCCCGCCAAACACCTTACGGATAGAAGGCGGCGGCATCGAGGATTCCTGGATCGCGTAGGTGTCCCCATCGTTTAGCAACAGGTCGTCGCCCAGCAAGAAGTACTGTTTTTCAAGCGTCATGGTTCTGTCTCCTGTCAATAGTGCCGCCAGCACCAGTATGGCAATGATTGCGGCACACCAATACCTTCTTTCTGTCACCTGCTTCTCCTCTCATGCCCCTAGCCTCGCCAACCGATCCGCTCGCTGCCCTATCAAGTGTGAAATGCGAGAGGCCAAGCGCTCAATGTCCTCGTCTTGGCGAATAGAAATCGGCCCGTTTAGATTGATGTTTATATCACCCCCGCCCCCTCCCGCCGCTATATCCGCTGGCAACGACGGGCTTCCCAATGCGCCCAGCATCCCGCGCCATTGGCCTTCGTTGAGGACGAGTTCCGAGGCGTGAAGTTTGTACAACCCCGTAGTTTTTGCGAACCCGCCGTGCTGAAACTCTTGGATGCCACGTGGGATCGGCGTCCATGGCTTCAGTGGAGGAAGGGGAAGATAAGGGCCGCCTGTTGGCCCTGTGGGTGGTGTAGGTGCCCCTGGCTGCGTGCCGCCAGGCATCCCTACCGCACCGCCGCCACCAGTAGCCCCGAAGTTGCGAACGGCGGCAATAGCCCTCTCCACCGCCCCCGCTATTCCATTCCATACACCCTTGATACCCTCTAGAGCTGCCGTACCCCAATTAGATGGGTCTTTCAAGATGTCCACGAAGCCAAGCACTTTACCTATGACACCATCAACCCACCCCCCTACTTCTACGAGCTTCAGCCTGAACGTTTCCCAGGCGTCCTTCACCTCTTGAACCTTAGCCTCCTGCCGATCCATATCTGCTTCTGCGCCCACCCAGAACTCATCCCACTTTATCTTGAGCTCCGCCCAGACGGTCTTAAACGTCTCAATCGCATTAGGCAATGTTTCTTGCCAGAAGACACGGAGCCTTTCTTGTTTCTTGCGATCTTCCTCTTCGGCTTCAGGGGGATAAACGGGGTTAATAAATATTTCCTTGATTAGGTCCCAGGCTTTCTTCACGGTCTCAAAAGCCTTGGGCAACGTCTCTCCAAAGAACTTGCGCAGGTTTTCCCAGCCATCCTTGATGTCTGGCCACACCTCGTCGCGGAAGGTCTCAAACGCAGTAGACCACGTTTCCCCTAGCCTTTCGCCCGTCGTAGTTAGTTCCGCAAACGTCTCGCGTATCTCAGCCCCTTGCATGTAGGCCGCTGGGGGACCCTCTGGCAGCCCACTAGGAAACTCCTCTCCCGAAAGGCCGCGCATGAACCAACTCATATCCGCCCGCATCTTCTTGAAGGCATCAGAGAACTTTGGCTCAGGCATATCGGTAAACATTTTGCCGAATTTCTCTTTGAGTTCGTCTATCGTCGTGCCGAGATTCACGCCCAGGTCGGCGATACCCAGGTTCATGTCGTCAAGCAGGCCGCCAACGGCATCCCCCACAGACTTGACCGCTTTCTTGGCTGCGTCTTGGAAGCTAGTCCAGATGTCAATGCCCGTCTGGCGCTGGCCCATGAAGGCCCGTTCCCACGACTCCTCTTTCTCCGCCCCTTTCAGCGCCAGCCGAGCCTCCCGCATCTTGGTGGCCATGGCCTCGCTGACGAAGCCCTTTTCTGCCTCTTTGTTGTACTCTTCCTGCACGGCGTCCATGGCGGTCTGGGCTTGCACCAGCTTGGAGAGGACGCGGATGTAGCGCACCACGTCGTCGCCCGCGCCCTGCATGAGTGCGCCCAAGCGGCCCAGCACATCCTCGTTCACCGTACCCGTCTCTTGGAGTTGCAAACTGTATTCTGCGAGGAGTTCCCTGGCCCTGGTCAACACGCCAGCGAATTGATCTTCGTCCATGTCTCCCCACTTCAACAGCGACTGTAGCCTTTTCTCAATGGGCCCTATAGCCTTCTCAAACAGGTCGAAGCTGGCCATGCTGAAGCCGTGGAAGTATGTCTCGATCAGCGCGATGCCCCACTTGAGGATGTCGCGGAGCGGGCCTTCCTTGGGCGGCGAGTGTGCCCCCAGGAAGTTCTCGATGATGCTACCGATGAAGTTCAGTGCCGCTACGATGAATATGGTTGCGCCCTGGAGGAGTCCACTGGCGAATTGGAAGACGAGCTCCATGCCATGAGAGAAGAAGCCCCCCGTCCACTTATCCATGGTGTTGAAGATGTTGCGCCCCCAGTCTATGACTGTCATAAGCACGAAGGTCAAGCCAGTTTTTACGCCCTCGCCCAGCGATGTCCAGAAGCCTTCCCAGTCTCCTTTCAGCAGTTTGAGTACAGCTTCAAAGCCGTATTGCAGGACGGCCAACCCTGTGGCTGCTGCGTCTCGCAGGCGGTCAAAGCTCTTGGCGCCCCCCGATATGCGCTCGTCCATCTGGCGCAGGTTGTTGACGATGCGCGGGAGGGCGTCGCTCAATTGATTGACGAAAAAACCAATAGTCTGATATACGTCTGTCGCCCACTTCTTGAGGATTTTGAATGTGGTGGTTGTGGTAATGGCGCGGGCCAAGTGCTTGACGATGGTGACGAAGTTGCTTAGGGTGATGGCAGCCCCGTCTACGACGGTGCGGAATCGCGGGCCGATTGTCTTGACGAGGTTGTTGAGGCCCATGAAGACGCGCTTGAGGACGGGGAGGAAGCTCTGGAAGGCGGTGGAAAGTAGGTCTGTCACGGAGACACGAAGTGCCGCCATGGCATCGCGTGCGGTATAGGTGTCTTCGCCCAGGGCGGCCTCTTGGGCACGGAGGAACTTGAGGGTGGCTGCGAGGTAGGCGGCTTTCTTCTCTGTTTCGGTGAGTTCGTCGGCGGTTTTGCCTAACTCAATGGCATAGGCTTTGTAGGCCGTTTTGGCGTCGAATACGACCCCGATATTGTCAAGGATGTTCTTTCGCATTCTACTTATGCCGTTGATCAGGGATTCATAAGCATATGTCAGATCAACACCCAGGGCCTTGCTGGCTCGCCGCGCCCCCGCGACGAGTTCAGGCAAATACTCTATGATTTGCCTGCCATAAACTTCGATTGCGTAGTTAGTTTTGCGCATGAGATCAAGCTGGGTAAGAGTACCTTTGCTGGCCTTCTGCATACCCTGCATGATCTTGTCGCCCGTGGTGCCAGCCGCCGAAGCCAGGTTGTAAAATCCTTTTTGAACTTCAGAAAATGCCGGCGCGGTTTCCATCAGGGTCCGCGTTATCTCACCGAAGAGGTCAGAGAGGCCCCCTAATGCCCGATAAATCAGGTAGCGGGTTGTGATAGACTTGAGGGTCCGAAAGAATTGCCCCAAGGCCCCGCTTATCTTGGTGATGGGGTTCAGGGATCGCAGAGCACTCTTGGCCAGGTTCGCAAAGAAGCCTATTACCGAGGAGGCTACGGAGCGTATGCCACGGAAGATTCCCAACACGGCCTTGCCTGCTGTGTATAGGGCACCCATCCCCACAGCGGCCTTCTTGGCACCTGTGGCCGTCTGGCGCAGGTCGCTACGCAAGCCCTTAAGTTCATCACGGATTTCAAGGATGGCATCTTCGCGTCGAGTTGCGATGATCCGAAGAAATACATCTGTTGTGCTTTGCGTGTTAGCCATAAAACTCCTACTTGACAAATCGCAAGAAATGTGGTATAATATAGGTACAAATCACATATGGGGGTGTAAGCTATGTATCAGATTATCCAGTTCTCTAAAGCTAGAAACAACCTTACTCACTATATCAATGAGGTTGAAAAAGGTTGCGAGTTTATCATCGTGCGCTTTGGAAGCCCTGTTGCTACACTTGCACCATATCGGGGGAATGAAGATGCCTTGCGGCTAGCCTCTATTATAGCCCAGGAAATGGGCCAAGAGGTCAACCCAAAACTACGAGCATAGGAGGTAAAATTGAATATCCTGGCACTGGGGCTACAGTGCCTCCAGGCGGATTCGTCCGTGACTGGTGGAAGCCGCGCTAATTCATTGGCAGCGGAGTAGTCACAGGAGGTACAACCATGTCAGATTTAACCGCTGAACAGATTGCCAAAATGCCCGCAGGGCGAGAGACGGATGTCTTGGTAGCTGAAGCGATGGGCTGGACACGACGTACTTTTGATGGACAGTCCCCCCACAGCCTATGGGACGACGAGTTTCTGTTCAACGCAATGGCTAAAGCTGGATACACCCACATTAGCCAAGATGGCGGGTACAGGCGTGTGCCATGCTACTCCACCGATGATGCTGCTGCTTGCTATGCGGTAGATGGTATGGTCGAAAAGCATAACTGTATCTTTACCGTCAGAGTAATCGGCGAGACTTATCGGAAAGCCTGGGGGCCGGACGCGCCCCGCTGCTCGGCAACCATTGAGGGAGGAGACCTATCTTACGATCACCCTAGCTGCATCCTGACACAGGAGGCGCAAACGAGGCCCCTCGCCATCTCTCGCGCCATTCTCAAAGCCACCTTGTTAAAGTCCTGATAACACAAGCGGGAAGCCGTCTTCTACTGACTCCCCGCTCTAGTTCTCTCCTCATCCAGTATCTCACTGAACGTCTTCTTGCGCCCCTGCCCTAGCTTCTGCTTTGCAAACTGCTGAATGGACTTGTTGGCCTCTTTAGAACCGAAGCCAGCAGCCGAAGCCAACGCCAGCGATTGCATCTGCCACGTCCTGTCCTCGTGCTCAAGTTCAGCTTTCCGCACAACCAGAAACAGCACCTGTGGTAGCGTCATCGTGTCGAGTATGTAATCAGGGCGCAGGTAGAACGGTGGGCCAATCAGTTCGGTGATCAGGTGATCTGTGCTGCTGCCCCACTCTCCGTAGGGGTCGCCTGATTCGCCGGCTCCCCAAACGCCCTCAGCAGCCAATCCGCGAGTGTCGCTTGGAGTGCCGGCCACAGAGGGCCCAGGAAATCTGAGAGCAGTGTCTGTGCCCATTTTCCCCCGCATACGGTCAAGCATGTTTGGATGACGTGCTCTAGTTGCGGCTCAGGTGCCTCCAGCACATCGGCCATCTCAAGCGTGGGGATGACGCATTTGAGCACCTCGTACACCATCTCTACGCCCTGCTCCACCAGGCCCTTGGCCACGGCCTCAACCTGGTCTTCAGTCTCTTGGTCTTCTGCTTCGCCGTCTTGTCCCTCGGCCTCTTGGTCTGGCCGCGCTCCCAGTCCCATCCCCGCCAGCAACTCCCCCAGCCGCTCCTCAAACTCGATGTACATCTTCATCGTGGGCGCGACTACTTCGTATTCCGTCGCGCCTATCTCAACGACGACTGGCTGGGACACCCATACGTTCCGCCTTGCCTTTTTCTTGGTCATCTATGCCTCTTTCCAACAGATTTTGGCACGTTTATGGCACGCGCTTGGCCTGATATGGCGTGTTTGTCTGGCAGGGCGGCCCCCGCATGGGTGACGGGGAGGGCAGGGGCCGCCCTGGGCATACGATGGATTTGGCGCCGCTGATTTCGGCTCAGCGGCGGAAGCCTTGACGGGTCGCCTACTGTAAGTAGACAACTCTGTGCAGTCGCCGTTTCCCGCCACGGCGAACGACGCCCTTCCACACATGGTAGATGGCTAGGGCTGATCTATGTCGTAACAGTAGACGTACTGTCCAGTTTCAGGATCCTGTATGTCTTCATCGGCGTACACATTGAATTCCGCAGGTAGTCCCTGCTGCGTATCTCTGTCCCATGCCCACTCACTGTCCGAGCCACTTCGCTTGACCTTCGGGAACACGGTTACAAGAATTCGGAACGGGCTTGCTATAGTTTCATCTAAGTGCAAAACTGCCAAGCGACGCTCGCGCAACTGCTTGGTCACAGTGTAGTAGGTGACGGTTTCGCTCTGGGCGTTTGTATCGGTGCTCAAGTCTATGCCCATGATGGCAGCTTTGACGGCAGCAGTGCGTTCGGCGAACGTGGTGGCAACGCGAACAGCATAGTCGCCCACGTAATCGGTGACGCGCCCGTGCTGTTGAGTGTTCACTTCGATACTTGACCACCCATGCGACATAGTGACTGGGGCTATGGTGTCACCGAGACTCGTCCAGCCAGAGGCGGCATCGTAGGTGCTAAGACTCACTATATCCGAAATCTTGTCTGGCGGCTCGCTTGAGTCGTAGTCCGCTATAAAGACCCTCGCTGGGCCTATATGGATTGAGTCTGGGTTAAATTTGTATACTGATTCTCTCGTAGGCATATTATCCTCCTATGCTAATTTGACATTTTTGTTAATCTGTGGTATACTATAGTTGTGAGTACGCTAACCGAAGCGGTCTTTTTATTTGCGTGCCCCCTGCGGGACGGTGGCGTACTCACAAACACCGCTTCTCCCAACGGGGGCTCCTTGTTTTTGAAAGGTGCTATGATGCCTGTAACACTAATTTGCGAAGTATGTGGTGAAGAGTTTCAGGTCAAGCCTTCTAGGGCAAACAAAGCGAGATATTGTTCCCGCACTTGTTTCCATATATCTATCCCAAAGCGTTCTGAGGAAATCATTTGTCAAACTTGTGGCGTTAGATTCACAGCCCCGTTGTCACAAAAGCGTCAATATTGTTCCCAGGCGTGCTTCTACGTCTCCATTTCACAAAATCGGACTGGCCCCAATAACCCTAACTGGGGCAATGTTACGCTTATTTGTGAACAATGTGGCAAGCCGTTTCATGTGGTCCCTTTTCGCAAAGACAAAGCAAGGTTCTGTAGTTGTGAGTGCTACTTAGCCAGCCCCGGAAGAATACCTGATCCACAAAGGGTTACTATAATCTGTATGTATTGCGGTAGTCCCTTCGAGGTCACACCATCCCGCACAGAAACTGCTAAATACTGTTCTGCCAAGTGTCACGCTAAGGCCAAAACCCTTATCCACGGTTCTAGTCATCCCCTCTGGGGCGGTCGCGTATTCATCAACTGTGGCGAATGTGGTAAGCCTTTTGAGGTCAGGCCCTCTGAAGCAGAATATAGGAAGTTCTGTAGTTTATCATGCCGCTCCATTTACACTATGAAACATTACCAACATAGCCCCAGCGATTTGGAGATCATGTTCGCCGAAGCATTAGATATAGCAGGGTTGGATTACATTGAGCAAGAAACAGTCGGCGGGGTCCCCGCCATCGTGGATTTTGTCATTGGCAATGTATTGATTTTCGCCGACGGTGACTTTTGGCATGGCAATCCTTGCGTTTATGATGAACTCAGTGATCTACAAGCCACGAACAAGTCCCGCGACCTTCGCCTCACTACCGAACTCCGTGCCGCAGGCTACACCGTCCTACGCTTTTGGGGATCCGACATCCGTGCCGACCTCCCCGCCTGTATAGATGATGTTAAAGAGCAACTAGCTAGGCTGGCCGCGTAATTACGTAGGCAACACTTTGAGCGACCAGAGAAAGTTTCTGTTCGATGTCGTCCTGTAGAATCCTCAACGTCTTCTCGTGGGTCATGGCCCCTTCCATAGGGGGATGCGTGACTTCCTTCGCGCCAATTACCCATCCCCAATTAGGCAACGCTTGCCAGGGAAAACTCATACCTTTAGCCGACTTCGCAGGAATCTTCCACGAAGTCTCCCTCCCCAGCAGGATCGCCCCCGCCGCAGGGTGCACATTCTTGATAGCGACCTCGGTAGTATCTGGGCCGAGCGGTGACACCTCATACTCCCACAAGTCCTTGAAGTGGGGACCAGTCCTGCGCGGGTCATGTGCCCGCCACTTATCCCCCACGGGCGAGGTCTCCTCGCATTTAGCTATAAACTGAGCCCCGATCTCCTCGCACATCTCGTTCAGGCCAGCGGCCAGCGTAGCGGGGGCTTGGTTCAAGTTGCGGATCACTCTATCCAGATCGGCGTATTCGATGTCTAAGGTGTACATGGGTTGCCTCTCCTCTACCTACTCACAACACAAACTCCCCAAAGAGCTTGCATCTCAACTTATACGTATCCGCATGTCTACAATGACCCAACCAGCTCTGGATACTGGCGTTGATATGGTCAAGCTCAATGTTCCCCTCGCTGTAACCTCGCTTGAATCTCTTCAGCCTGCGCTTCATCCGCTTGATGCTTGACTTGCGCAGCAGCCGGTGAGTGGGCCAGATGCGATAGCCCAAGAAGTTGATACCTTGCGCCATGGGAAAGATATTCGTCTTGCTGTTAAGCGTCAATGTTAGGTGCTCTGTCAAGAATTCCTGTAAGCGAAGCTTGGTTTCCACCAGCCACGCCTTGTCCCCATGAATGATTATTGCGTCATCCATATAGCGCACATACAACCTGGCTCCTAATTCATGCTTTGCGAACTTGTCCATCTCATGTAGATAGACATTGGCGAAGAGCTGGCTGGTCAGGTTGCCAATCGGGATGCCTTTCTCTCCACCGTCAACGGGCCAACTCTCCACGATCCCACGGATCAGCCACTGCGTGTCTTTACAGGCAATGCGCTTCTCCAACAGGCCCAGCAAAACGCCATGATCCACGCTTGGGAAGTAGCCCTTGATGTCCAGCTTCAACACGTAGACTTCTTCCCATTCCCGCTTCGCCCGCCGCAGAAATTCTGTTACCCGATCCGCGCCAGCGTGTGTCCCCTTGCCCACTCGACAGGCATAGCTGTCGTAGATGAATCGCGCTTCCCAGATAGGCTCAATGACATTGCAGATCGCGTGATGCACCACACGATCCCGAAACGGCAACGCGGCCACGATTCGCTTCTTGGGCTCGTACACCTCAAAGACGTAGTAGTCGCCAGTGCAGTAGGTCTTACTCAGAAGCTCCTCGCGCAGCGCCACCAGGTTCGCCTCTAGGTTGGCGCTGAACTCCAGCACGCCTGGCTTAAAGCGTTTATTCCTACGTGCCTTGAGATAGGCAGTATGGAGGTTCTCAAAGTCGGCTATGTGGCTATAAAGGTTCTTGTACGTTTTGGCCATATTGTTGCGGCGCAGCCAGACGGTCGCTGTGCCAAACCTTGTTTGGCCTACTACTGGCCTGTCTCCGCCTATTCATGTATTCTCCTAGTCCCACGAGGGGAATGTAGGAAGGATTGAGACCCCAAGTCACACGGCACAGCCGGGCGGAGTTACCGCCGCCCAGAATCGGGCCAGTTCTAGGTTGTAAGTTGCACAGGCGAAAACCAATGTTGTTGTTCACATTGCTAGGGGCATTATTTAAGTTGAGAGTGAACACCCCAGCGTTCACACTATTGTTCCAGTTGCCCCCACGGATCGCGGTAATGGCCTCAACCCTATTGAAGCCAAGGGGCTTACAAAGCTTTCTTAGTCTGCCTTATCCAGCCCCCTAGCAGACGACCTATTTCAGAAGCTCGCTCACCCATCAAGCCATATTGCTTCACGGGTAACATACGAAGGTCTTTAGCAAGTCTAATGAGTAAGCGGAGTTCCTCTAGCTTCCCATCAATTTGGCAAAGAGTACGCAAGCGATACTTGCCCTTCTCGCGGTTGGCCTGAATGATTGAACGGGCAATATCTATCATCAAGTTCATGGTTTGTTGCCCCACAACATACCGCTGCGATTTTGGGTACTTATTGATGAGCGGAATTGCATAGAGCATCAGATCATAGTGTTTTTGGTAGATCGTAAGCTCGTGTAACGCCATTTTCAGAGTTCAGAGTTTCAGATTATCAGATTTCAGAGGGACTTGCACAGGCGAAAACCAATGCTGCCGTACACACTGCTAGGGGCATTACTTATGCCGAGAGGGACCACCCCAGCGTACACACTATTGCTCCAGCTGCCCCCACGGATCGCGGTGCGGATGTTGTTCGGCGCACTCCCCGCGTCCGCCGTATTGAACCAGTAACCATCTGTGCCATATTTAGCCGCTCCGGTCGCGTCCGACGTGGCTGGAATGGCAAACCCCTTCAGGTCAGCG